CGAGACGTCGATGATGGTGAATTCTTTGCCGGTAATCAGCTTTTTGTCGAATGCGGACTGAGATTTCACCATGAATTCATTGCCGCTCATACCTTCAGGCTCAGATTTAGCCATGACGGACTTGTGTTCGGCGATATTCAAAAGTGTCTTGCGACCGCTACCCTGATTACCGATGGCTTTTTGATCGGCTTGCAGCGACTTGATCAATTCGCCTTGTTGGGCAATTACGATGCCTTGCGCGCGCACGATGTCGAGTGTGCTGGTGAGCGCCTTGGCGATAACGTTTTCCGTTTCGTCGAAGCGTGCCACCATGGACTTGATCATCTCGGTACCGTCTTGGGCTTCAACGACGCTACCATCAGGCATCGTGACCTGAATGGATTTCGTCATCTCGCCGCCCATTTCGCCTTCTTCATCATCGTCATCGTCAGGATCTTGGTCACCTGCACCACCATCACCATCTGCCTTGGCGACTACATCGCCAGTTGTTTTGCCGCCGGCTTTCTTTCCACCTTTTTTGCCAGTGCCACTCGCAGCGGCAGCAATAGCTTTGTCGCCATCTCCCGCCGGAATAGCTTTGGTCATGGTGTCCAGCTCGCTCAACAGCGCTTCGAATGGACCTGCCTGCGCTCCAGTTGCGTTTGATTCACTCATGGCTAACTCTCCGTTTGTTAAGACCAGTTTTCAAATCGCGGTAAAACCGCTCTACATATTCGGCCGCATCGCTGGGCGAGAGACCAAAAATCTTTTTGCAATAATCGACAAGCGTGCGTGCTGATGGGTTTGCGCCGGCGGCGCCGCTTTTCATCGCGTCTGCAAGCTTGTTTCTGAAATCGAAATAGTTTGATGGGGCGCCGTCGAGAGACTGCATGCTTAATGCAGCCCCGCCAGATAGGTTAGCGACGTCGGTGCTGTAGCTGGCTTCGAGGGCTTTAGCCATCACAAACGCGCCGAACGACTTTGAGAATGTACCAATTGGCGTCACCGATGCTGGGCTCAAACCAGCATGGACAGGTAGCAAGCTAAGCGCCAAATTATCCCAACGGGTCCCAGTAATTACCGGAACCTTATCGCCTGTTTTTTGATCAATGCGGATATCTCTGCCAGTAACCATGCCGCCAACAGACGCATAATATCGATCTGGAGGGGATATTTTCGTCAAACCTTCCCACACTTCATTGGCGTGTTTTGCTAGGTAACTGTCGCCATCACGCAATTGCGCCTTAACGATTGTTGTGTCGCCATTGAAATGAACATCAATCGGTTGCCCGATGATCCAATCGTTGGGATTTTCGATGCCGTATTTAGAGGCAATTGATGGCATTGATTTATGGTCAAGGTCGAGCACGCCGAACTTCTTGAACGTATCAGCCGAATCACGCAACGCCTTGGCAAGTACGATTTCACCTTGCTGGTCGCGCGACTCTTTGCTAGCTTCGACGTAAATTATTCGCTTACCATATTCTTCAGCAGCAGTCGCCTTCATGAGCAGAGGAAAGCTCACGAAATCAGGGATTGTTGCCAACAGTTCGGTGTCGTTCATCATGAAAGCAATCATGATGTCACGACGATTAATTGATTATTATTTTGTTGCTGTAGACAATTTTTCTCGGATATTGGAACGCATAGATGCAATCACAAGTTGATTTGATTGAATCATTCGTAAATATTTGAAAAATTCTATTGGAAGTTTATGCCGTCTTGATGTGTTGCATTTTTGGCATGATATTACAATATTATAAGGATGATTTGTCCCGCCTTCTGCCAATGGGATGTAATGGTCGATATGATAGCCATCGCTAATATCAACCTTGCACCAGAAACATTTACAATCCTGGTCTTTAATTTGTTTTTCTATATCGGATGGCAGGAAATTACCTTCTGCTCCACGCATCCTTGCACGACGAGCACGTTTCCATGCCTGTTGCTTAAGCTTTGTTCGTAGATAATATGCTTGAAGATTTGCCTTTTGTCGTTCTGGATTCTCTAAATTCCACGCCATTTTCTGAAGCGATACATAATCAGAATTTTTCTTTGCCCATTCACGTGTATGAGCATAACGCTTTTCTCGATATTCTGGATCATTGGCGATTTTTATGCGCCGTGTCTCGTTATGTTTTGCTCCATTTTTTGCAACTGATTTTGCTAAAATTTCCTTCGTTTTTTCTGGATTTTCGTATCTACGTCGATAAATTTCAGCTTTGACGCATTCCTTACAACGAGGATGTAACTCTACTCTACCGCGCCGATTCTTTTTATGAAAATAATCAAATGTCGCTGGAAATGATTGCTTACAACAGGTGCAAATTTTTTGTACAGAATCATCTGGCAAGCATTTCAACATTTTATTTCATTCAAAAAAACCGCCCGAAGGCGGCAAAGGGGAGGCACGCTGAAAATTAGTTTGACAGAACCTGGTTCGCTTTCGCGATGACTTGGTTCAATTGGCCGCGCTCGCGGATGAGATCCATGTAGGCCACGCCATTTGTGGTGATAGCACCGCGCCACGATTTTTCAATCTGTTGCTGCACTTCGGCAAGTCGACGCGTCGCAATACTGAGAATGCGCCGCTCAGCCGCCTCAGTCTGGTGCGCCATGGCGGCCAGTTCGCCTAGATGCTTGGTGGTGGTGTCGACGTTGGTTTGCATGATTTATTAATTATAATCAAAAAAGATTGTATTGGATAGTCTTAAGCTACTTGTTGGCTATCCTGTTTGTGCGAATTCCGCTGGTTCAAGAAAGCCGCCACGCCAACATCGTCGAACCCATCCATAGGCGACGTCATCATATCGCGTAGCCCATACTTTTTCGTCAACCTGTCGCGCGCCTTGCGCTCGCTGGCGTGGTCGGCGACAAGATCGGTCAACTCTACATTGTTTTTTTGACCAGTTCTGAATATTCGTCCATTTCGTTGAGCGTGCGTCAAAGCCGTTTGGGGGATATCCATCTGTACCATCCATTGCCCACGCTGGATATTCATTCCAGTTGCGCCGGCGTCAGAAGCCACCATGATATCGGCGCCAGCTTCACCGCTCTCTGGATTGAAAATAAGCCGCTTACGCTCTTTTTCGGTGGATGAGTCGGCGCCAGTCAGAGATACCACGCGATGCCCTTCTTTCTGCAACCGCGCTGAAATCTCTTTTACAGCATCCAGCGAATGCGCGAATACGACACCTGGTTTCCCTTTACGCTCTTTGGCCATTGCAGATATGCGATCAATCTTGGCATTATCAGCATGCGTATTGATGATTTTTTGCATCGCCGACTGCTTCAAGATGCCGATGTTGGCCTGCAAGTCTGCGGCGATCACCTCATGCTGATCTGCAGGAACGCCATCGAACGATGTAGGTGATATGGCCTTGACTGCATCAATATCAACTTTACCCTGCATGCGCGCGATGCGAGCGTCACTGAAATGCTTGTCCATTTCCGCCATGGCAAGCTTCTGCCCAGCCGATAACGGTACTGTCTCAGTGCGACGATCAGCCTCGACATCAGGATCAATACGCGATGGGTACATGTACCGTGCCATTTCACGCTTGAGCGCATCTTTACTGGCGAGCGTATCGGCACCATATCGACGCATGAAAGCGGCACGGTCAGTGTACCGTTTATGGTCCATTTTTGACAATAAATCAAACACTTCGCTTGCATCGTTCTTTACTGGGTCCCCGCTTGCGTGAAGCAGATACTCAGTATTGTCGCCCAGCGCATCGGCGATGTTGGCCAAGCCGGAGTTTTCTTTGCCAGCACGGTTGAGCGTATTCTGAGATTCATCGACAGTGAGGTAATCGAAGTTGATCCCCTCTTTATCCATGACGCCTCTCATCCATTCTTGGCGCTCACCACGCGTCACAGTATTCAACTTGGCACTCATCTCGGTCGGCGACATACCAGCGTGCTGCGCGCCAAGGTGCAACATGTCATCACGGAAACTTTGATGCGTCACCACACAAAAATCATGCTCAGGATTTTTGTAAGCAGCGATGCGTTCATCTCTACTTGCGCCAGGTTGAATATGGAAGTTATACTTCCCAGGCGTCATGTATCGCAGCGCTTCGCCATTGAACTGCCCTTGCACGATCGACGGTACCAGCGCGATACCACGCTTTGCTTTGCCTTGTTCCTTCAAGTTTGTAAAAGATGCAAGTTGCAACAAACTTTTGCCGCTACCGGTGCCGAAGGCAGCCATCACACGTTTATTCGCATCGACCAGTTTTACTAGGCGTTGGCGCGCAGCGTTCTTGCCCCCGCTCATGGATGGTGCCCAGATCTTAGTAGGCTGCCCGGGCTTGAAGTTTTTTCCGACATGCTCCATCATACCGGCAATCTGCCGCTCAGCCGCATGTCCCAACGAATGCCGCTCATCCTGTCCGATCTGTACCAACTTGGCATCATCCGGCGGCGAGTCATCTGCAAAGAACCCCATTTGTGATTGATTAAATGCCTCTTTCTGATCGCGCGCGGCGTCGATCTTGTGCGCTACCGAACCGGAAGCATACTTGCCGCCGGCGCGTTCGCGTAAGCTGTCCACCATTGCGCGATCACTAGCGAGGCGCGCCTCACGAGCAACCGGGTCGACCGCATCAAGATGATTCAGGTTGCCACGGATGACCGACTTACCAAGTTTGATGGGCGCATCAGGGTTGAGCTTATTGTGAATATCCGCAAACGACTTACCAACTTTCGATCGAATCAAATCCTGGACGGAAGCATAGGCGTTTTCATTACCATGCATCGCAGCAACATATTTACCCCATGTCAGACTGGAATCTTTCACACGCGCAGTTAGTTCATCACGCCGAGCACGCCAATCCGAGTGCGATGGGTTGTCAACCTCATCGCCGAACATGTCTTGCACTTTTTCCGATGGCTTGGCTGCGTTATGCGACTCTAGTTCACTACGCAGTGAACCAGCGTCTGGCGACTCTTTGGCGATATTGCGGTGAAAGAACTCGCGAATGGCGCGTTGATCGGTGCCGGTGAGTTCGCCGATCGGCTTGTACGCCGCCGTACCCTCTGGTGTATCCGCCAGTGCGCGGTGCAGCGCGTCGACGGACTTCTGATCCACCGTGAATTTCTGCTTGTTCAACGTCGATCGCGTATTTCCATACCTTTTATCGACAAACTCATCGGCATACTTGTCGAACATCGGTTCAAACGTCTCCGCGCGCAATTGGCCTGAACCCAGCGGCGCAACCACTTCCAATGCGGCGCGGTACGCATCGTTGTCACCTGCTTTTGCAAAGAACGCAGCCGACTGGATATCTGCAATGATGTCGCCAGCCGTATCGCCATCAGCGGCGCGGCCGCCGATGTAATCACGTAAGGACTGTTCAAGGTCTGGGCCCGGATCAAAAGGTTCAGCCAATTGCGGTGCCGCGCCGGCCTTGACATCCATCGCGAGATCAGGGCGATCAGCCACGCCGCCAGGCAACCAGCCATCTTGGTCATCATCACCGCGGATAATAGCGATATTGCGCTTCACCTGCGCGACGTCGGCTGGATTAACCGGCTTGGCCAGACGATCTAGTCCGGCGCCATTGATCGTGAGGAACTTGTCGCCAGCCACTTCCTCAATGGTGTAATCGCCACGCTGCAACCCGATCGCGCGCGCCTGTTGAATCGAACTCTCGATGGACTTCTTGCCAAGCGATACCTGAAAGTCGTTTTTCTTACCTTGCTTCAATGCAACCACCAATGCCGCGTTGGCTTCGAGCTCGCCAAGCGTCTGTCCGAGTATTTTTTGAGCGTCGGTAATGGCGCTACGTCGGCGTGCATTCAATTCCTGTCCGGCCTGCAGATCGGTGCCACTGGCCATTTCGCCAAGTTCTATTTCGCGGGCCGTCTCCATGAGGTCACGCGCATCGGAGAGTGCCGATTCGGACGCCTTCATGTAATGGTCCATGTGGAATTCTTGCATGCCGGTCGTAATGTCTTCAACCGTATCAGGCAAGTCAGTATGGATCCGGCGTGCAAGCACCTGCGCGGCACCTGCAATGCCGAGCACATCCACGACGGAGCGATCAACCAACGCATCGCCACCGACCGCAAGCGCAAGCGAATTTATGCTGTTGTACGCGCCCACGCCGATGTACCTGCCAAGCGTCTCGGTGGACGCGTCGCCGGCCAGACGCTCGTACTCGGACAGGAATGCTTTTGTCTTGACCGTGCGTAAATCGTTCTCGATGTCAGATTTGATGGATTTATCTGCATCCGGATCAGCGGTGTACTCGATCACGTACGCTTTCGGCTCAGCCGCCGACTTTGATATTTCCTTGTTGGCAACTTGCGTCTTTTTGACGATCTGGCGCAATTCCTTTTGCGCTTTCATCAACTCGACGGCTTTTTTTGCCTCTACCAACTTCAACGGCGCGTTGACGGTGATCGGTTCGCGGATATTCGCCAATTCGGCGGTGACCATATCGGCAGTTTCTCCACGCTTCACTGCTGCATTGCGCTGCGCCGGCGACATGGCCTGTTGCTTTATCGCTTTGACCGCATCAGCCTCTTGCTTGAGTTCTTCAGGTTTTAACCCCGCCTCTTCGGCACGTTCCTTGTAGTGCGGCGCGAAGCCGAGGCCACCAGACTCCGATTTGACCGGGTTGATATCCTCGACGGACAAGACGTCAGGATCAGTCGATTCGAGCGGAATCTCTCCGATATCTGCTTCCATGCGGACAGCCGCGTCATCGACAAGCATGCGACGTTGTAGGTCGACCGCCTCGTTGGCGCGCGCGACAAGATCGCGGTGGCGCTGTTCGGTGGCCTTATTGACGGCTGCCTCTGATAAATCTTTGGTGGCTGACTCTGGTAACTTGAGTTCTTCGTCTTTCCAACCCATCGACTGCGCAACCGCCTGGACGAATTTCTTTTCGTGCTCGGTGCGCTGCTTCTTGATGTCTGCATGTGCCTTTTTCTTCGAGTCGACCAGACCAGCGGCTTTGTCGGCTTTGCGCTGCGCCTTGGCGGCTTCCTGCTTGTCTTTTTGCTTTTGTGAAGCTTCCTGTTTGTATTCTGATTCTGACTTTACATGTCGAATCTTCAAGTAATTGAGAGAACCCCCTGCGCCGCCGATTACTCGGGCCCCGCCATCTGGAGTAGGTTGGATCAATACCGGCTGACCTTTTGTCCCTGGTCCATTTGGTCTGACGCTAATCCAACGGGCACCGTCAGGTATCGATGATTTGAAGAAAAGTATGGTCGTCATTCAACCATGATGTATTCACGACACCAAAATAATCGCCAAATTATCCGGTAACAGACTTTTGTTAGCGTTACGCTAATTGTTACGAATTTGTTACCGATAAGTCTTTGATTTTATTAATATATTTCTATAGGTAACAAGGTAACAGTAAATATAGTAATAGATACATAGAGAGAATTATATATTTCTTTATAGTAATATATTTACGCGCACACATACGCATACATATGTATATGTCTCTATCCTGTTTGTTACCGTTACCTGTTACCACTTTAAAATCAATGACTTACTATTTGTAACCGGTAACGCTGTTACGAATATTAGAAATATTAATCAAATATGGTTTACTTGTGACTAGTCACGGTATATGATGAACTTATCGGATGGAAAATTACTGGAGATGGAAATGAAAACAGCAGACATGATTTTGAAACAACTAGGTTCACATAAGTTCGCTACGATGACCGGCGCGAAGAATTTCTTGGCTGATGGCGATGCATTATCGTTTCAACTTCCAGCACGATTTGCAAAAAAAGGTATCAACTATGTGAAAATTTCGCTTGAAAGCGATGACACATACACCATGAAATTCATCAAGTATTTTGGTGTAAAAGTTACCGAAATTGCACAACATGCAGGCGTCTACGCCGACCACCTGCAAAGCATATTCACCGCCGAAACTGGACTTGATACACACCTTTGATTAACTGGTGCCGAAATGAACCTATCTGGAGATAGTAATGAAAAAAATGACTATAAAACAAAAAGGTGATTTGATATGGACGATTATTTCGCACTTGGATTTTCATGCTAAAGAACAGAAAAAGGCTTTTGATGTTGGTGATACGTTCTTATCGCTATGCTTCAAATCTGATTCTGAATTGAAAAAAATTGCAAAATTGGCTGGAGTTTAACCATGACAACTACATTATCAAACAATGAATTAAAGTTCGAAGCATTTCTTGAAACAAGAACAGAAAAATTTTCATCAACAGAGCGCAGTAAGTATCTTGGTGGTCATTACGATGTAAAAAGATTCGTTCGTACCATGTCAGTTACTTATCAAAATGGCGAAGCAAAAGAAATCACACCGGTTATCCGCAATGTTTGTGGGGATATTGGAATAGAAGCTACTCTTGAATCATTGGATAATTATTTAACTGCGCCAAATTGCGCAATTAGCGCATAATGGCCAAGTCCACCGCCGAGCGCAAGCGCATAGAGCGCACCAGGTTCGCCGCTGCCGGTTTCAAGCCATATGTTGTCTACGCCGACAAGCGTGACCATGCGGCTATTCGTGAGTTTGCGAAGCAGCTTCGTGATGCTCGCTTGCTTGGTGTCCAGCCTCAGCCAGAATAATCTTCTCCATCAACTCCTTGGCGCGCGGGCCGCCAGGATTGTTGTGCATCTCATCGGCCAGATCGGCGCGGTCTTCTGCCAGTTCAACCTCATTGCGCTTCTTGCGCTCACCCATGCGATAGAACATTGCCATGGCGATCTTGTCGAGTTTTTTTCTGCCAGATTTGTTGTACAAATTGAGAGTCGGGTTGCTGTTCTCATAATAGCGGCTACCATCAATACCAAACGGATTTGCATGCTCACCCTGGACAACCTTCTGCAATCTCAGTAATTCTTCCTCAGTATAAGCATCTGATAACTTGACAGCATCCCAGCCGAACGTCTTCATGGGTGGATTCAATGCGGCCAACGCACCGGCCGCACCAGCACGTGCGGCACCGGCGGTCGCATCGGCGTGCTGCTCGATCGTGATTGCACCAGCGCCCAACGCAGCGTCGAGCTTGCTAGTGAGGTCAAGATACTCTTTCTTGACCTCGGCAAAGTAATCCAGCACGCTTGGTGGTTTTGGTACCGGTTCTGGCACAATGACCGACTCTATCACTGGAACAGGCTGCTGATCCAATCTACTCATCACACCATCATGGTCGATACCTTCCATATGCGCCATGGCATCAATCAGTTTGGCACGCTGCTCAGGTGTGAGTTTTTCGAGAGTGTCTTTTAAGTGCGCTGGTCCGCCATGTCGGCCGATGAAAGTATCCAACTGCGATGGCGTCTCGGTATGCGCCATTGGCGATGTCTCTACTCGCTTCCGGCGCCGACTCATGTGCGCAGCGCGTTTGACACCATTCTTGTCGACCGATGCCGCCACATGCACAGGCATATCGAACAGATCCAGTTGCTCGGATTTCATAAGTATCAGCATCGCCGTGACCAATTGGTGGGTATTTCACCACCTTAGCATCACGCTTGATCAGCGCGGATCTTGTCGGCGCGGCTGGCCAGATCGGCCCGGCCCTCCATGCGCGCACGCGCGGCGGCAGCTTCGAGCAGTTTGATCGAGTACTTCCACTCGCCGTTGACCTTCGTCTTGACTGGATACTTGCGCGAACCAGGCTCCAGGAACACGTCCTCGGGCTCATCGGCGCGTTTGGTACTGCCAACGGTACCGATCTTGGCGCGCATCGATGGTGACAAGTGATCCGACTTGAAAAACAGTATAGATTTAGCCATTGGTTTATGCTCCTGCCAATCTGCACCATGCTCCAATCGAGACATGTAATCTTGAATCGACATATCACGCCAATCGTCGACAACTACCTCATCATCCCATCGACCAGTGAGGCCAATACTGTGATTATATTCACGCTGTTGCGTCATTGGCAAATAATGGTCAGAAACACGAACAGTTCCACGACCAGGTATTTTTATGTAGCGCGATGATACGCGCGAACCGCCCTTTGATGTATGCTCAACTTCCCAACCTTTTTTCTTAGCGAATCGCACAATTGCTTCAAGTGTGGCCAGACGTGCTTCTTTATCTGGATCTCCGCCAATCTTCATGAATTTATGTTTGGCAGCTTCTTTGACCTTTTCAGCAAGGTCTTTTTTCCAAGATGATGCGATTGGGTTATCCATGTACTTTTTTATAAATTCATTTTCTTTTTGTTCTTCTTCAACTTTTTGTTTTTGTTTTTCACGATCACTAACGGCGTTCAATCCGTCAATCAAAGGTGTTTTCGATTTATTTTTTGCAGCAGCTAAAGCATCCCCAACAGCATCTCTTTCAACAACAAGTTTTCGCTGATGATTGAAAATTACAAGCGGATCAGAATCTTTAAATTTTGAATTTTCATACCTATTATTTCGAACAGTCATCATCTTGCTTTTGAACTCACCAGCGCGATTCCATAACTCTTGTGGCAATCCAGGAACACGGCTTGGCTTGTTGAATTTCAACGCCTTACCCAGCTCGATAGTCAAGCCATAATCTTGCGGCCTTGGTCCAGCTAAATTTGCTTTTCTCTTATCCTCATGTGGCGCAACAACCGTGCCGTCTTTTCTGGTATAGCCTTTGACATGGGACTTAATGAATAATAGCGCTTTGATCATGGCAGGTTTCTCATAAGTTTTCTTGGCTTTTTCGACGAACTCATCGACAGACATTGTGGTGATGGGACCGAGGAATCGTGCATCGTCATAGTTCGCCAGAAATGCCGTTTTGGCTGATGACTCATCCTTGAAATTTACCATTACCTTGTCTTCATCATACTTTTCCCAGTCGCCAACCTTGCGCTGGTGAACCACATAGACCTGCCTGGCGTCTTCGTCCGGACCAACGAAAACATCCACCTCATCACCATCACTACCCTCAGTGCGACAAAAATATCCGTATGGATACACCATCTTGGTCGACCACTTATCGCCATTAGGCTTGATTCCGCTGCGCGTTGATCCGGCAGGATTCTCAATGGCGATTTCAAGACCATACCAAGCAATGCGCGGCTTTTTATAGTTGCCGGCGGCGATCTGCGCTGGAGTAGGTTTGGTGTAGCGTCGCGCCTTGGCGGTGAATATAGCATCCTCGCGCGCCATGGCGCTCTTGTCGCCACCAGTGCGACGTTCGAGTAGGCGCTGGTATCTCTCATCGATGGTAGACTTGATCAGCCACGCATGCTTATGCTTAATCGCTCCATCGCGCAGATCATCCCACGAGAACGATTGCTGCTCATCGCCAAATGACACCGTGACGTAATAGCCATCGACGGTTGGTTTGCATGCAGTCACCTTACCGATCGCTGGACCCTTGTCGGTGTGGCGGTCACTTTCGAATTCGAGTTGATCGCCTACGTCTGGTGGCTGACCCACCCGCAATGATTTCAAAAATAGAATCATCCGTAATGCTCCGGGAAATCTGCAAGCTGAACAGTCTGCCCAACAAGCGTATGTGTGCAGTCTCCGAGAAATTGAATCATGCCATCCTTAACGAATGAATGGCAGATACGTTCAGTGTGCCATTCTTTAAATTTTTCACTAGCTTTAGGATAAGCTGGATAGGTGACTTTTACCGATGGCATGAAAGTCGTATTTTCAATATCGCCATTCCAATTCCATCCCCCTTCATCAGTGCGGATAGAATGCGCCTTATTGCAACCAGGACAGAAAAATAACAGACCTTTTTGTCCATCGCCATCCCAATCACGTAACTTTTTTGATATCTGACTCATGGCTATGCCTGATAACCCATGTGAGGTGCCAAAAACTTCAATCCGAGATCATCCATGATGAATCGGATCTTGGTTTTTTCGAAAATTACTTCAGCCAACGCCGCAAATGCAGCAGGTTCAAGGTCTTTGAAATGCTCGTTGTACCACTTGCCGTGCGTCGTCGCGGCCGCTGGTGTCCATTTTTTATAAATCAATGAAATAGTCGATCTGGAATTCTCGACGACGCCATTGATCTTGGTGGTAACGATTTCCTCTTTGATCTCAGCAGGATCATATCCGGCAGCGATACGCTCTTCTTCTGGCATCGGATTGCGATCACTGCGCGATGTACTGGCGCGGCACTCGCGCACGCCAGCATGCGGATTTGGAATTTTATCGACATAGAACTTGTGTGGCCAACCATACTTCCAGTCGGCACCACCCATAGTCGCACCAGACGCAATGGCGTTCATGAGATCTTCATGATGCATCGATCCGCAATAACTGCATGTTCGGAACGCTGGAATGGTGCCATCGGTTGGATGCAGCTTTACACCAGCAGGGCACCATACTTCTTCGCTTGCATGGATGCCGCCTTGATGACAGGTTGGTTTTTCAGGCCATTTGATAGCGTCAGTCATTATTTATTCCTCAGTGTTTCCCGTAGCCATTTCCCAAATTCTGGGTCTTCCCCGGGTAAGTCAGTGATCTCTGGAAGCCATGTGCCGCGGCAGTTTACGTGTTGAACGCCTGCTGCGACCCAAAATTTTTCATCAGGTTGCCTCTCAATCAGCACACCAGCGACGCGGCGACGCGGCGCAGCACTACGACCGATATTTGTTTTACCAACCCATATCTGCGTCTCACCGTCTTTATCGGCCATACCAGGCGGCACAACTTCCATCACACGACCATCAATCTTGCGGCAGAATGGGCACGCGCCCTTGTACCTTTCTTGGCGCCGAACGTAGGTACCTGGCGATAGACTGGCGATGTATCCTTGGTTACTGTTTTCGGCAACCTCTGTCAAAGCTATCCGGCGCCAGTCGCGATTGAGATCGCCGAAGTAATCGAACAACTCAGTTTGCAGTCGATTTAATGGTCGATCAGTTCCGAGTGTCTGTGCTGCCATTTTGAGGCGAATGATCGTCTTGATGGCATGCCGTGCACCTTCGCGTAAATTGACGATATTTTCGGCACCTGCCGCATTGGCGTATTCGAGAACGGCGCGCTGTATTGGCGTGAACGGGAATTCTGATTCGGCAGCCGCCACGGTAGTAGGCAACGTTTCCAACAACATATCGGCCTGCTTGGTGGTCAAGTTCGCCATGTTGGCCTGCACGCGCCCCATCAGAACAGATCGTGTTGCGAGCCATTCTGCCTCAGTGCGCAACGCATCAGCCGGCAAGTATTTCTGCACCAGCATATCCACGCACAGCATGTAATCGTCCAACGTGAATTCGCCAGGAGGGAATGCCTCAAGGTATAACTTGACCAACTTGATTTCTGAATCGGTCCAGCGATCCATCATACCCGGGCGAGGTAGCTTGTAACCTTCGACGTGACGCTCACCTGCGAGCCACTGAGTCAGTTCGTTGCGGAATCCATCGAGACGCAACAGGCCGCGCTGCGTGAACAGTTCTATAAGTTTAGAAATAAATGGGGAATGATGTGGGTTAAAAAGTGCGTCATCATCACCCTCACCGATCGCCTTGTGAAGATGCTCCAATGTGCTATCAGTATGCGCATCGCAGCACGCGCCAACGTCGATTAATAGGGTCATCTTGCTAGAATATGATCACGACGAGCGCGCGCCCCTGGCAGCCGAAAAACCGTGGTCCACACATCCACACCACCATGGCGCACTGCGGTGGTTTAATTGCCCACGCCCGCTGACGGCAGCCTGCTACGGCATGGGTTGAGTGTATTGTCACTAGATGTGAAAAAACCCGGCACGGAGCCGGGTTCATCGCAGCAGGTTACTGGTTCCTGCGTCCACCGTATCATGTGGCAGATTTTGCGCATCCGCGCGTAGGGTAATCATCGTCCGGTTTTATTTACAAGAGTGCCGGCCAAAATCTTGATTTACAGGGAATACCAGATCGTCATCCGAACAGCCATATCTGAATTCATGGCAGCATTCCACTGCCTTGGCCTGTGTGTACGCGGCTGACGCTTATAAGCCAGGCCGATCGGGGCCGCTTACACTCACGATCAGAGGAAAGCTCTCGTGCGAAGCTCTTGATTACCCCGATGTCGCCACATCGAGAATGGCCTCAATCCATTACAGCAGCCGGCGTTGGGCTATATTCGTAGTTCCGTTGCTAATATCGCTTGTCGAAAGTCGCTAATACCAACTATGTTGTCAACTGGCCGGAACCACACCATTCACTTATTCAACAATGCTTTCGATGCCATGTGTTGAATCGTATTGACAGACCTTTGAAGTGGTTTTGTTTGCATGCCTGCGCGCATCACCAATTCATCAATTCCGTGGCTGTCTTCCCAGCCTGCCATGCCTTTGCGTCCCTGTCGCACATCAGTGGACTCGAACCACTCTCTCGTCGCTACCAAGCCCTCTGCAATTGATCGGGAATCAAACCCGCACTTTTCTATTTTTCTCGTCTCTCCGAGCGTCAAGCCGTTCCATGATCTACTGACTCCAGGCTTTCTCATGCCGCGATTGCTATTCATCACTCACGCCGGCATACTTCTGTGACGTTGCGCCGGGTTCCTTCATGCAACAAGTGCAGAGGTCACAAGGAAAAATTCAGTAACGACGCCAAGATGTATCTATGTTGTCGTGTAATTCATTGTAGAGTTTTCACCAGTAAGGTTTCCACCAAACCAGTTGTCGGTACGATCCGACGTTGAGTCATTCAACAATTTGGACTCTTACACAATTTTAGCCACTTGTGTGCGCAATAGTGGTGTTGGTGGTCGGTACTGATCCCCGACATTTGGCGGTTGAACTCCACACCGCGAACGCGCGTTTTGTTCAAATTACACGTCAGTCCGTGCATTCACCAATACCAGAGAGCATGATTAACAGGCACCAACTAGCCTTGAAACGCTGATTTCCGGATTTCTCCTGAGCCGCTCAACTAGCGGTGAAACTGGTTTTGTTCATGCTCTCTGGTGTTGGACCTCAGATCACTCCGAAGCACAACACCGCCAAGTGCCTGCAGTGCTGTTCACTGGCGTACTGCTCTCTCTCACGGTGTTTCTATAATATCTGGTAGCGGTCGCCGGAATCGAACCGGTCTGAGATCTTATGAGACTCTCCTGCACCATCACATTCCCCCGCTGTAATCTTGTGACTACTCGCTACACCATGGTGACCTATCGAATCGTTTCCACGGCATCCGCTTTTATCACATGGATTGGCAGTGCGGCTCTCCACCTTGAGTACAGATTTCTCCAATACTCCACTGCCAATTCATGTGATGCCTCCGAAGAGGCATCATTGCGTCTAAATTACAACTTATCGAATTAAGCCGCTGGCGCTGCTGCTTCAGGTACCGGTTCAGAAGCAGGAGCCGCTTCGACTGGCGCTGCTTCAACAGCTTCCGCCACGACTGGCGCAGGCGCTTCTTCGAGTGTGAGCGACACGGCTTCGCCGGCAATGGTAGTCACTGTGGCGATATCGGATGCATGATCAGCAGCGTCAGTAGCGGTGATGGTGGCTGTACCAACCTTTCCGGTACCAGTCACCACAGCCGATGCACCGTCAGCACCTTCAACGACGGTCGCAATGGTTTCGTCAGACGAGGTAAATACGACAGCACCATGCGCGTTGGTGACATTTCCCTCAGCATCTTTGAACACAGCCAGAACGGTTTCGGTGAGCACGCCACCGACTTGAAATTTGATATCCATGAGTTTTTCAACCTTAATAATAGTTAATCGCCGAGCTTCGTGCCGATGGCGATGGAAGCATTCGAACATAAATTTACCTTCACGACAGAACATCTGCATTAGATCAAATTTGAATAAACTTTGTCAAGCGATTATTCATCTTTTTTTGTGGCACGTTCTTTAGCGAATTCAGCAGCACGCGCCTTGATCTCTGGCGGTGCACCTTTCAACAATTCAGAGATGAACTCCGCTGGCAGCTCGGTACCGCCATCGTATCCATCAAAATGTCCATGCGGTATGCCGTGAACCTTCTTTTCTTCAGCCATGATGCGCCCCTCTCATGAACAGTATATGCCTACTGATCGCCTTTGTCATGATCTTTTTTGAGACAAGTGCGGGCGTACCACGTTGACTGATCAGCTTGGGACCTTCTTCTTTGGTGCGGTTGTTGTCATGGAATGACCATGCATCGACGTTATTCTTGATTTTGTCGAAATTGGCTTCGTTCTCAGTGTTACCGAGTACCACTTCCGGCGGCACATATCGCCCCGATTCACCGCCGTCGGCGAACCGCGACATTGCTCGCTTGGCCGCTTCTTGGCGCGGAAGGTGCATGTAATGCGCTTCGGTGCGGAATCCGGCATCCTTGAACGAATTGATTTTGTCTTCTAGCGACTTGCCAGTCTTCATGGTGGCGTCCAACACGACATTGACGCCGAGTATCTTTGCCATTGCGAGCACGCTATCAAGGATATGCCCAGACTCTTCATGAACCTGGTGCGCGTTCCAACCAGCGTACTCAGGCAACATCCCCTTGATGTGATCGGCGTCTAGCACGATGGCATTCTCTTCCTGGTAGACCTTGCCGTTCAGCGTGGACTTGCCAGAACCACCGCGGCCACCGAGCGCGATGAACGTTGGTTTAGTGCTTGGCGCCGGTGTAGCAGCCTTGATCCGATCTGGTGCGAGCAACCCAGGTACCTTCTTGCCTTTTATTTCAACGCCATCGAACATGATCTTGCGCTGTAGCGCCGCGCGTTCAGGGTTCCAGATGCCGTTTTGCGAATGCTCTTGGTCTGTCGACTTGACAGTGCTGAGCTTTTCAACCGTCTTGGCCGCGCGTTCACGCACCTCTGGCGTCTGCGCAGCCATGATGCTTTCTGGAGTGACATCCGGATCATCATGCTGCTTGGCGAAGTCGGCCGCGCTGAATTTGTCTGGGTGAATGGTTTCGTCATCTTGCACTGGTGCAGTATGCGTCACACTGGCATGCGGTATTCTGTGAACGCCACCGGCAGCATCCTGGACGGTATGCCCATCGGCGCCACTGTATAGCACTTTCCCCTCACCATTGAAGTCACCATGTTGAAATTTTACGTGCGTCGGATGTTCATCGGCCGCAGCGGATTGGCGCGGCTTTGCTGCATCTTGGCCGGTGCGCACCCACTTGTTCACCTGCACGCCATTCTTATCGGTGATCAACTTGCGGGATAGGCTGGCGCGCGGCGCCATCGACTTCAGCATGACAACGCGATCGCCACCAATTGATTTCTCCAGAACCATGTCGCCAAGCCGCGCTTCTGGCGGTATCTTCATGAACTTCTTAGCGCCATCCTGTCCGGCAACGATGAGCCCATCCTCACCCTCGTCAACGATATCGTACTTGATGGCCGCGCGCTTCTTGTGACCAAGAACGTGTTCCCATTTGACCTGATGATGCTTACCGGCATGATGCACCGTTACGCCATGCTGCCCCTTAGCGCGCACAGGACCACATGCTGGTCCGCTGGCATGCTGAAAATAGATATCGTCGCCGATCTCGGTACCAGCGGAGATATCTGGTTGTTGGACTGATTTAGAAAGTTCCATTGGTTTGGACACACCAGAATAAAGTTGCAGCCGCGTTAATGCATGCGAAATATGTACCCCATTGCTGCGGAGTTAGTGTCATGCTGGTGACCCCTGCTTTATTGCCAAGAGTCTGCGTGCCGTTGGTAGCAATGGTTAAATTGTTTGTGCTTGCGTTAAAAAATGGGAATGGAATTCCCAACATCGATGTCGCGGCGCTGGCATTCGTAATCGTCGGCAGTGTCATTGTCTGACCGGTTGCTCCGCTAAATACTGTAGTTCCTTTCGGGAAACCGTAAGTTTTTGAAGTGTCTTGTGTGAAATTAGGGCTGACCGCAGGAGAATTAAATTTAACAATTTCCCCGCTTGCAGTGGTGATAATTGACTGCATCGTCGGCGTGGCTTGGTTATTGCCAGGGTATAAATTCATCGTCCACACACCTTGTCCACTGTCGTACCACATGCCGGAACTATACAAATTCCCATATCCAGAAGCTTTCTGACCGAAAAAATGAGGCGAACTTACGGAGTCTGCGTCAATGGACGCGGCATTATTCCAAGCGCCGAACATTCCAGAATAAGCGCGCCACACAGCAACCACATGACCATCCGGCGTATTAGCTTGCCCGATTTCTGGGATAGTGACGTTTGCGTGCTGCAATGTAATCAAAGCAGACGATTGGCCCTCTATGTCTAAACCTGATGCATCTGAATTACCGATAACGCCAGATCCAATGCCAACGATTTCCAATCCAGAAAATCCTTGGCTACTAATGTTCATCGTGAGCGTGCCAGTAGAATTTACTGCGGTCCCTCCCTTAGTTGTCGCCAACTGAATCACATTTGCTGAACTGGAGACGACCCAATAAATCAAGCTAGTCGTGAAGCCGTTAGGATTAGACGTTGTTGATATCCATACTGGCAAACCAACCGGAAAAAGAGCAGAATTTGCGACAGGAATATTTGGCGATGTATTTGTCAGCGCGGAAGTCGTAACAACCTGAGTACTGATATAGGCATTATTATTTTGCACAGAGGCGATGTGCAATTCATTTAAATTCGAAGCGTTCTCAGCTTGAAAAATAATGCCATGCTGCGCAAGTGGCGTACTCGACCCGCCATTGTTACTATTCAGCAGCCCACTAAAGAATGAATTTCCCCATTGGAAACCGTCCCCTGGCGAATTACTACCCCAATACTGCCCATCGCAATCGTTCGTATAAATTCGCGTTACGACCAAAGCGTTGAAATTAGAATTATCCATCGCGCGATAACCCGCAGTTCCGTGCACTTGGATATTCTCGATTTTTGAGAATTGCAAACCGCCAGTATTCTTCGCGCCAGTTTTGATAAAGGTATTGCAGCTGTTGCATGCCAAGTCTTTAATCAAGATGCCACTTGTGCTGTCATTCGGGAAGCTAGCAGCAATGGATATGGTGGCACTAGATGTTGCGTTGATTGCCACCATATCTGGCAAACCAAGCGTTATTTTGTTGGCTGCAGCGCTCAAAACATAATACGAAATTCCAGAGTAAAAACCACCACCATAAGTAGTCAAATATACTCGTTGTCCAACTGTGAACAAGGAACTGTTTGGCACCGCAATATTCGTGCTTCCAGATGTCGTCGTTGAAGTCTGCGTAGCTAAAGTAGTTGTAATGGCACTTAAATCTGCAGCACCATCCCACATCATCACAGAACCAGATCCAGTGAAGATTGTTCCTGCTACTACACTATTCGCCTGGCTATCGTGGCCAGCCGTATAATTCAATTCTGGTGGCGATCCGATATATCCAATTCCACTAACCAGTGGAACATAATTCGCTCCCAAATTATAGGTGGCAGACTCAAATAAAACGTTCTTCGCAATAGGCGAAGCAATTGCAGCATGCAACGCCGCCATGATGCCAGCATAATTCTGTGTCGGCGGAACGAACCCATAGAAACCAGCCTGATTATGCGTCGGCGTCAATACACCAGTGTAATTTCCATTCTGATCAAATGCAGGTTGCGAAGATCCATTCTGATAAACGTTTTGAGCATTCGCCGACAGTCCGACGACAAATAATAGACAGCCGATCAAAAATCTCTTCATGCTGGCAACTCCCCGAGGATTCTTACATAAGATGAAAATGATGACAGAGCGGATGTGTTGTTGATCGACACATTTGCATAGTTGTAGAGCAATCCATCGTTGACAGCCACGCTCCCCGAAACGGCTGTACCAGATGCGATGGCGTTCACACTTATTGCCGCACCAACTGGTATGGCTCCAACCGAATCCTTGGCCCTCTGGATACTTACCGTGCAGTTCTGTGTGACTGAGAACAGTACTTGCAACGACGACAAATCTTTGATGTAAAAGTACCCTGAATTGTAGGTATCACCAGCAACTATCGTTGCTGGTACTGGCGTCGGTGGCGATAATGCGATCGGAGTATTTTTCGGCGACTCTTCGCCAAGACGGAACATTGGCGTAACAGAGTTTTTTCCAAATGGCGGCGTGTAACTATCGCCACCTGAGAAAGCAGAAGGTGATTTCAATGGGAATGTAACCACCGGTGCGGCCTGCAACCCTACCTTTTGCACTGCCGTAAGTGCAGCCGCCTGAGAGGTCGTAAGCGCCGACAACTGCGCGGTCGTCATGGCAGCTAACTGCGTCGATGTAAGTCCTCCAATTTGACCTGTTGTTAGCCCATTGATCTGAGCAGTAGTCATGGCCGAGATCTGAGTAGGCGTGAGATACTTCATATTTGCGTTCGGTATTTCGGCAGCCTGTGTCGGCGTGAGTGCCGCGACCTGCGCCGTCGTGAATGCACTGATCTGCGAACTCGTCAATCCATTGACAATCTGCGTATTCGTCAATACGGCGACTTGACCAGTCATCATGGCGGCGATATCAGCCGTCGAGATGGCGGCAACCTGCGAATTAGTCAGCGCCACCACATCGGCGGTATTGAGTCCCTGTGCTACTTGCGCAGTAGTAAGCGCACCCACCTGCGCAGGTGTGAACGCCGCGATATCAGCGGTACCGAGTGAATTGACTTGCGCAGTTGTGAGTGCGGCCACGCCAGATATCGAGATGGCGGCGATATCACCGGTAGTAAATTGCGCCAATTGCGCTGTTGTCATTGCGGCGATTTGCACAGGCGTGAGCCCCTGATTGACCTGTGTTGTAGTGAATGCGGCGACCTGACCATTTGTCATAGCTACCAATGAACTTGTCGGTAACGCGGCGACTTGCGGTGGCGTCAATGCAGCGACCTGTGCAGTAGTGAGGATATCGACCTGTGCACTTGTCAGCGACGCCACTTGCGATGGTGTCAACCCGGCGGCGATCTGCGCAGTAGTGAGATTGGTTAATTGACCGGTGGTGAGGTTATCCAACTGCGTTGATGTCAGACCAGCCACTTGCGACGGCAATAATGATGATGTCTGAGCAGTGGTGAGCGTCGCCAAGTTAGCGGTC